GACACGCTCAAGGGCTACACGCATGACGACACCGTCGTGTTCTACACGCCGGCCAACATCAAGCGCGCAGCTTATCCCTGGCGTGAGCATCACATCGGTTTGACCCTGACCCACACCGAATTGAAGATCGACGGCATCAGCGTTGTCGATCCCGGTTCGAACGGTGAGCGCACCTCCGAGCATTCGCGTCGCGAGATGCACGTCCTGGTCGGCCTCCTTGAGGACAAGCTGTTCGATCTCGGCGAGAACTACGCTCGTCGTTTCAACGCGCTCCTCTACGGCGACGGCGTCGCTGACGCGAAGGCTCTTGCCGGTCTCAAGCTGCTGGTTTCGGACGACCCTTCGGTCGGCCTGGTTGGCGGCATCAACCGGGCAACGGCTGGCTTCGAATGGTGGCGCAATCGTGCGTACACCGCGGCCTTCGGCGTGAAGGTCTCGGGCACTCCGGCGCTCGGCGCCTGGGGTGGCGGCGCCGTCACCTCAAACGTCGCTAATGGCGGCGCTCTGTTGCAGGTATTGCAGTCGGAGCGGCGTCAGCTCACCCGTTACGGCGGAAATCCGGATCTGTTTGTCGCCGGCAGCGCCTTCATCGGCGCCATGGAGACGGAGATCCGCGCCAACGGAAACTACACGCAGACGGGCTTCACGAAGAACCAGGACGGTTCGATGGGCACGATGCAGTTCGCCGGCACCGAGGTCATGTACGACCCGACGCTCGACGACCTGGGCCTGTCCAAGCGCGCCTACTGGATCGACACGAAGAAGATCGGACTGATGTGCATGGAGGACGAGTGGATGCATCGGCACACGCCGGCGCGGCCCGCGGACAAGTTCATCATGTACCGCAGCATCACGAGCACCTGTCAGTTGGTCGGCAAGCAGTTCAACAGCTCGCTGGTCATCGACATCGCCTGAAGTACACTCCCTGACTGCCGGGGCGGATGGTCCGCCCCGGCCTTTTCCTGGGAGACGGACATGGATTTTTGTACAGCGAAGATCTCGCTCGGCGGCGACGATCGCAACATCATGACGCGCGACCGCTTCAACCCGGTGTCCTGGCCGGAGATCGAGATCATTCGCCTCATGCACGGCGAGCAATCGGTCAGCGAGGTGTCGCCTTTCGTGAGGGTCAACCAGGCTCCCCGCGCCGAGCGCGAGCGCCTGGCGCTGATCTATGGCGAGGCGCCGCTCATGCAGTGCTGGGGCGGCAAGAACCCTCCGCACGAGATGGAGGCGCCCGGCGAGTTCGAGATGCCGAAGAGCCCGACCTGGCTCAACCCGATCACGGGCCGCGTCGTCGGCCAGGTGTTCCCTTTCGTGCCGCCGACGAACCAGGCCGAAACGGTCGGCGACATGAGCAAGGATCCGGCGCCGGTCGGCGAGAACGATACCGCGGTCGAAGGCGAGGAAGACGACTTCGGCGGCGATCAGATGCGAGTGCCGGCACGCAGGAAGAGGTGATCCGCCATGCGCACCGAGCTGCTCTCCGTCATGGTCAAGAACCTCCGAGCGGAGGCCGGCCACGCGCTGTCGATCGCCCAGGGCGTCAACCAGTACGAGACGCTGAAGTATCTGCTGGCGCGCACCCAGGAGGAGTTGTGGACGGCGTTCGTCTGGCCCGACCTGGTGGTGCGCGCCGACGTCGCCACCATCGCCGGTCAGTACATCTACCCGTTCCCGACATCGCCGGTCGGCATGACCTACGACATGGTCCGCGAGACGTGGACGGCGCAAAGCAGCTCGGATAGCTGGAGCCTGGTCAGCTACGGCATCGACGAGGATTTCATCAAGCCGGGCAGCGGCGAGAATACGGTGCGCGGCGACAGCATCTCGGCCTGGGATGTCTCCGGCCCCGACAGCTTCCGCGTCTTCCCGACGCCCGACACCAGCTCCGGCTGGGTCCGCTTCAAGGGGCAGCAACAGCTCGCCGCCTTCGCTGCCGATTCCGATCGCTCGACGCTCGACGCCACTGCGATCGTGATGATGGCGGCCGCCGAGCTGCTCGCCCGCGCGAAAGCCGAGGACGCGGCCAACAAGATGCAGAAAGCGCAGCGGCACCTGACCAAGCTGCTGGGCAACAAGATCAGCGCCAAGAACAAGATCACGACGCTGGGCGCCGGAGCACCCGCCAGGCACCTGCGTGATCCGCTCGCTTACGGGACATGACGTACCAGATCATCGACAACTTCGCGGCCGGGCTCGACACCCGCAAATCGCCGCTGACGAGCCCGCCTGGCACGCTGACGCAGCTCGTCAACGCAGCCGTCACGCCGGGTGGCGAGATCGCCAAGCGTCGTGCCTTCGTCAACATCGCCAACGTCGCCGGTACGTTCGGTCTCGCGGCGACCGCGGCCAACATCTACGTCTTCGGCAAGAACGTCGCGCCGACGCTGCCGACCTGGCCGATGCCGGCCGGCACTGTCGGCCTCAAGGGCATGAAGGTGCCCAACACCGACGCGACGATCCAGCAGATGGACTACGACGTCTTCGACGGCCGCATCTACCTGGCTTGTCGAACCGGCGGCGGTGCGCCACCGGCGGCGCCGACCGCGGCGCAGAACCCGCACTATTACGAGGATCTCACCGGCGGCTCGTCCACGCTCACCGAGGGCGGCGGCAAGGGCTATTACGTCCGCACCTTCGACACCAAGATCTACACGGTGCTCGGCAAGAACCTGAACTACTCCTGCGTCGGCTCGCCGCTCAAATGGATCGACGGCAATGTGGGTGGGGTCGACTATGTCGGCGCCGGCTTCAACAACCTGGCGACCCAGGATGCGTCGGCCGAGATCCTGACCAGCCTGGAGGTCTACTACGACCAGCTCGCCGTGTTCAGCTCGCAGTCGGTGCAGATCTGGGCGGTCGACCCTGACGATTCCAAGAACCAGTTCGTGCAGCTCCTGCGCGCCGCCGGCACGCTCGCGCCTAGATCCCCTCTCCAGTACGGGTCCGGCGACGTGCTCTATCTCGACCAGTCCGGCATCCGCTCCCTGAAGGCCAAGGACAGCTCGAACAGCGCCGCCGTCAGCGACATCGGCTCGCCTGTCGATCCGGTCGTCCAGGCGCTCGTGCTGGCCCAGGGGCAGCCGTACATGAACAAGGCGATCGCGCTGCTCGAACCGAGCGTCGGTCGCTTCTGGATGGTGTTCGAGGACCGCATCCTGGTGCTCAGCTACTTCCCAGGACCGAAGATCACCGCCTGGTCGGAATACACGCTGCCGGAGCTGGGCGCGGCCAAGGTTGCGCACGTCGTCACCTGCAACGGCCGGATCTTCATCCGCGACACCGCGGACAACATCTGGATCTTCGGCGGCATCACCGGCAACGAGTTCAACAACTGCGGCGTGAAGGTGAGATTGCCTTACCTGGACGGGAAAAAGCCGGGCCATAAAAAACAGTTCAGCGCGATCGACGCGACGGTCAGCGGCACCTGGACGATCAAGATCAGCTTCGACTTCAACAACCCCGACGCCGAGGAGCTGATCGCCACGATCAGCGTCCCGACCTGGAATGTCGGCGCCGGCGAGCTGCAAGGCTACGACAGTCATTTCTCGTTGCGGTTCGAGAACAACGACACGCTCGCCGCGACGCTCTCCAATTGCGCAGTCCACTACGAGATGGCGGACGACAAGACATGATCACGGTCAACGAGCCGACGTGGGATGATCTCCTCTACGTGGGCTCGTGGATCTGTCCCGCCGATCGCGAGGAGCTGGCGCAGACGCGAGACCCCGACGACTACGAGAAACTCGCACACGATGCCTGGGAGAGCCCCTACAAGCGCGTCGTGCTCGCCGACGCTGTTCCGGTCATGTGTTTCGGCGCGAAGCTCCTGGACCCCTCCACGGCCATTGTATGGGGGTTTAAAACGCCGAGGGCGGTGCCCGCTCTGCGGGCCGCGACAAAACACATCCTTCGCGTTATGATCCCGACCCTGCGCGCCGGCGGCGTTCGCAGCGCGATGTGCCTGGTTCACCCGGCGAACATCGTCTCACAACGCTGGCTCTCGCATCTGGGCTTCGACCTCAGAGCCACTCTTCCGGAAATTGGCACCGGGCTCCTGCTCTTTCGACGGGACGATCCCTGATGCTCGATCGGGTCCGCCACAGGCTCTACCGCGACGCCGTCGAGAAGTACGAATTCCGTGTCGCCACGCCCGAGGATGTGGATGGTCTGGTCGCCTTGTGGCCGGAGCACTGGGCCGAGGCGAACTACCACAGCAGGGGCATCGAGCCGGACGAGGATCGCTACCGCGATTGGCTCGCCAACAAGATCGAGTACGGGCTGGGCGTGTTCGTGATGGCGCTGCTCAACGACGTGCCGATCGGCTTCTTCGCCTACACGCTGGATCACAATTTCTCGGTCAAGCCGGTCGCCGTGATGGGCACGTTTTATGTCCGCAAGGAGCACCGTCGCTCGGCTGTGCCGGCGATGCTGTTCGAGCTGGGGATCGACCTGGCGAAGGCTGACGGCGCCTGCGCCTTCCACGCGCCGATTACGTCCGAATCGCTGGCCAGCCGATCGCTGGAGAACAGCTTCAAGAAGCAAGGGTTTGCCGTCATCGGCACCATGATGGGAAAGGGACTGTGAGATGGGTGGCAAGTCTGACGACAGCAGCTCGCGCCGGATGATCGAGATGCAGGAAGAGGAGGCGCGCGAGGCTCGCGCGAAAGAGGCCGCCCGCAAGAAGCGCATCGACACCGGGCTGTCGAAGATCAAGGCCGCCTTCCACGGCACCGAGGGCAAGAAGACCGTCGCCGGCAAGGCGACCAAGCTCGCCGAGGGCAGCCTGCCGGCCGGCTACAAGATCCAGGAGATCGGCGGCACGCCGGCGACCACCAAGACGGTCCAGACCAACGACGAGCGCACCGGCAGGAACATCAACAAGACCGTCATGGTGCCAGGCAAGGCCGGCAAGAAGGTGGTGATCGGTCCTGACGGCAAGCAGTACGCCCTGGGCAGCACCGTCACTCCGTCGAGCGTCGTCGGCACCGGACAGTTCACCGGCGGGCCGGAGGATTTCCTCAAGGAGTACGAGCAGGGCTACCTGGCCAACTACCTGCCGCAGGTGGCGCAGAAATTCAAAGAGGCGAAGGACGAGACGACCTACGCCCTGGCTCGCGCCGGCACACTCAATTCGCAGGCGGCTGCCGACGAGCTGGCCAAGCTGATCGAGCAGAACAAGCTCAACGAGGCCGACGTGAAGACCAAGGCCAGCGAGGCGGTCGGCTCGCTGCGCGGGCGCCTGGCTGACGAGGAGGCCAAGGCGACGTCGCAGCTCTACTCGACCGAGAACCCCGAGGTCGCCGCATCGAACGCTCTGCACGCCGTCCAGAACATCACCGCGGAGGAGCCGAGCACGACACCGCTGGGCGCGATCTTCGACGTGGCGGCGATCGGCGGCGCCAACTACCTGCGCGGCGGCTCGAACAAATACTACCGCGACAAGTACGTGCCGGGGAACCAGCCCGGCGGCTACGTCGTGACCGCTTGAGGGGGCGACGATGTGTGACCCGGTAACGCTCTCGATTGCATCCACCGTCGTCGGCGCCGCCGGCTCGGCGATGAACGCCATGGGCCAGGCCAACGCCCAGAAGAAGCAGAAGCAGGAGGTCGAGATCTGGCAGGAGAAGCAGCGCGCCAACCGCAACGCCGAGAACGTCCGGCAGGAGGCGATGCGCAAACAGGCCGAGGCTGGCCGCCAGAAGGGCGTGGAAGACATTTCGATCCAGTCCCAGCAGGAGAGGCAGGCAGCCGAAGAAGCGCGTCTGGCGGCCTCCCTGGCCGGCGACAACCCCGAATCCGATGCAGGGGTAGAGTCGGGCGGCGTGCCGCTGTCGGTCGCCGACACCTCGCTCCTGTCCGGACAGCAGGCCGGCGACGCCACCTTCCAGGAGGCGGCCGCCAAGAAGATCGGCGAGGC